AGACTCTAAAAGTTCCTTCATGATTTCGCGCTTGTTAGCATCTAACGGTGCTAACATTTCGCTCATAACTTCTTTGCGTTCCATTAAATCTCTAGTAACACGAAGTTCGCGTTCTTTTGATTCTGCAAGATTCGCCTTTTCTGCTACGGCTTGCTGTGCTTCGGCTAACTCTTGCTCTTTTTTATTGATAATCTTTAACAATTTACTTGTTTCAGATTTTTCATTTAAGAAAGAAGCAGAATACTCCTGGGCAAAAGCTTCATAAATGCGTCGGCCAAAATCATTGTTACGTGCATTTTCAACATCTTCTTTTAATTGCTTAATTTCTGAAGTTAATTTTTTTGTAACAGTTGATTCTACTACTTGAGCACTGCGTTTAATAAAGCTTTGTTTGATTTCGTCAAATTTACTACGAGCTTCGCGAACTAACTTAACTTTAGTTTCAGCTAGATCTTGTTTATCGATAGCAAATTCATTGATTTCTTTAGCTAGAGCGTGTACAACAAAACTCTCTAACTTAGCAAAATTTTCAGCAACACGATTACGGTCGCCTTTAAATTCTACTAATTCTTTACCTAATTGATTGATAACAAAACCTTCTAATTTCTTAGCGTCTTCTGCTATACGAGTTTGATAAGCGGCTTTAGCTTCTGCTAATGCTAGCTTATCTTCGTGCAATTCGGATATTTCTGCGGCCAATCTATCACTTAACATCTTGTCAATCGCTTCAACCATAACAGTTTTGTCATGGTTAAATTTTTGTGCGAATTCTTCGCGAAGTTCAGCTGAAATTTGGTCGCGACTTTCTTGAACTTTCTGTGCAAATGCAGATTCAATAACAGATTTTGTTTCTTCTGTCATTACACCTGATTCCACTAATTGTTTGAATGCGTCCAACATATATATTTCTCCTCGGGCTTATTTTAGACCTTTAATAACATGAAGAATTGCTTCCTTCAAATATTTCTGGGCCTTTGGATCTTCTTGTACTTCGTGTGCAATCTGTATTGCTCTATTACCTCTGCGTGTGTTCATTAAATGTTCATACACAGGAGTAGGATAAGCACCAGGTGCACTCGGCTGTGCAACCACGTCTACCGTAATAATTTCAAAATCGGATACTTTTCCGTCCAAGTCGTTAACGTTTCCGCTACCTCTTGAACTAACTCCAAGTTTTACACCGCTTTCGAGCATGGTACGTATTAGGTTGCCCATTGGGGTAGGTAAAATTTTCATTTTACCATATCCATTAGGACCTTCCATCCACATTTGAGTTATCATGTGGCTTACTCGGTCCAAATTTACTTTTAAATCTTCTGGATGATCAACTTCACCTAGTACAGAATAACCATTTTGTATTTGATCGTTTAGAGTTTTAACAGCACGTTCAATTTCGTCAACAGGATAAACACGCTGGTTAGCGTTGCGTATCCCGCCTTGAATTGCGATGCCTTTTAAATAAAGACTTTTACCGTCTTTTTCGTCTGACTCAAGTACTACTTGAGCTTGATCAAAACTTAATGTTTCTCTTAGGTATGAATATTTCATCCAGGGTCTCTAATTATAGTTTTTTCAAAAAAGGCTTGTCACTGCTTACAGATGTTTGACCAGCTTTATCACTTGTACCGGAACCCACTGGGCTAGGAGTCTTGCTATTTTGTGATACTTTCTTTAGATTCTTAACACCAGCGTTGCCACCTGGCTTGCTGTTTGTTTCCCAATCTTTACCTGTAAACTGTTCTGATTTCTCAGGAGTAATACCTTTGTTTACTTTGTTTGGTGTTGTACCTGTGTTCTTTTGACCTTCGTCGCTGCCTTGTGCTAAGTTTTTAGCATTGGCACCGCTTGTTGGCTTTTCGCTGTCAGCTTTTTGGTTGATAGCACTTTTACCTTCTGTTGGAGCTGGAAAGCTTTCGCCTGTGTTAGCACCCACGTACTGACCTTGTGTCTTTTGTGAATTCTTTTCCCAGTCATTACCGACTTTTTCAACGTACTCACGAGTTACACGACGGCCTTCAAAAGCTGGTTTACCCATTGCCATTTCGTCTTCGCTATCTTCTTCGTCATCATCGTCGCCAAAGCCGCCCATGCCCATATCAGCTTCTTCGCCGCCTTGAGCTTGTTCTAATTCAGCAAATGCCGCTTCTAATTCTTGAATAGCATTTTTGATATCCATCATAGCTGAATCTTCACTATCTTCGTGATCTTCATCATCATGATCTGCACCAATTTCTTGACCTAACATGCCTGTAGCGTCATCATCATCTTTTGAATCAAAGCCGTCATCCTCTGCTTCGTCAAAAGCATATGAATCTTCTAATTCTTCTTCGGACTCTTCTACAGTGTCATCTTCGTTGTCATCTTCGTCTAATGTATCATCTTCGTCCATTGTATCAGCAGACTCGTCCATTTCGGTATCGCATTTGCCTGTGTGCTTTTTGCCACAATCTGGGCATTCTTCTTCTTCCTCGGCGATGAGGTTTTCATAAATCTGTCTAGATTTTTCAACTACTATTTCATGGAAAAGCTCATTAGCTTTATCATGTTCTTCGTTAATCAAGTAATCTAGCAACTTTTCAAATTTGGTTGACATTGCGGTATCTCCTTAAGTTATGAGGCAAGGTTATGTATTATATTTACAGTTATCAGTTAATACTAATGTGTAATAGGCCTAAAATGAGCCATTTTAGTCTAAAGTGGAGATATGTTGTCTAAACTATTTAAGTTTTATTCTAAAAAAGTTATATAGGTACTTATGCTGGTGCCGCTTCCGGCGGTGGTGCCGCATACATTCTTCGTATTAAACTTAACTCTTCTTTAACTTCTTTATCGTGTGCTTCGCTGGCTTTTCTTATATCGTTAAGCATACGAAGTGTTAGTCTAGTCTTTCTTAAGTCAGAACTTTTTAAAACGCTAGTATCATTCTGACTCAAATAACGATTGTCCTCTTGAGGTTCAGAATGATTATTGTCAAATTGAATAAATTCTCTTAATAGCATAAGTGTATTTATGTTATTGAGCCGGAGGTACAGCTTCTCCGCCAGCTGGTGGAGGAGTTGTTTCGCCTTCTGCACCAAGTTCTGCCGGTGCTTCATCTTCTGGAGTAGATAATGTTCCTAAATCTCCCGAAATGTTGTTGGCAGTTATACCTGCACTTCGTAATTCAGCACCAGCACTGAGCGGATTTTCTGCGTCAATGTTTTCTTCTTTCCACAATTTTTCGTTTTCTGCTACTTCTTCGTCGGTTAGCCCTAGGAAACGTTTTAATGCAAATCGTTTACTGATCATTGGAACTGCTACCATTGTATTAAATGTATTAACTCTAGCAGTGTCCATTTCGGCTTGTCGATAGCTGGCAAAGTTCTGCGGAGGATTGAATTTCAAATCAAATATGTTGAAATCAACGTTGATACCTTTATTTTTTAAATAAAGTTTAAATTCCACGTCAAACGTATCATTTACTAAACTTTGTAGTCTTTCGCAATATTTGTTAAAACGCAACTCTTGAATATAAGCAGTTCCTACACGACCGTCATTAAAACTGCTACCGCCATCGTCTGAACTAGTGGGCAAATAACTGCTAGGTATACGCAAAGCTCTAAATAATTTATTGGTAAAATATTTAAGATCGTCGATTTCTCCTAGATTTTGACCGCCTTGTAGTATTTCAACTTTTGACCCACGACCTTCTGCTGTTTGCGGAAAGAAGTAATCTTCATTAATCGATAACGGGTTATAACTAGTATCAACCACTGTTTGGCTACCACCAGTAACACTGGGAATACGTCTTTGATTTATTTCATTTTTTACACGTTCAACGAATCCCATGGCCAAATGCGGTGCCATATTACCTACATCAATGTAAAATACTCTACGTTCTGGAGCACGTTGCACACGATAGATAATAATTGAATCTTCTAATAATTCTTTTTGTTTAAACACTTTAAAAATGCTTTCCATCAAGCTACTACCAAACGGATAGTTGTTATCTATTCCTTCACTTAAAGAAAGGTGTATCACGTGCCGAGCGTCAATTGCGTATTGATTTTGATTTAATGCAAATCTAGATCCGGAAACATTATTTGGATAGGATCCGGTCATTCCTCTATTTCCGCCGGCTCCGCCACTGCTACTACCGTAGGGACCGCCGAACGTATTACCGCCGCCTTGCACATTACTAGGTTGAATAGCTGTTGTTGCCAGTGTTTCTAAATTAGGATTAAAGTCACGAATATGATATTGTTCGGGTTTTTTCCCGTCACTTTCGTTAACAATAATTTTGTCAACTTTGGCAGGATCAATATACATCCATACCTGTGTTTCTGGATCTCGAACAAAAAATACGTCACCGTATTTAAAAGCATTACGCACTATTTTAAAAATGCGTTTGTCAAATTTGTTTAACTTACCCCATTGCTGTAGGTATTTTTTAATAATGGTAATTTCACTATTAGTTGCGTTGTCTTTAAAAAATAATTGAAATGGTGTACCGTTTTCTTCGTTGGATTGAGTACAGAATTCAGCTAAGATATCCAATGCGGCATTGACTTCTGAATCGCTGTCCATAGTATCGTACTGTCCATATCGTTCTAATCGATTCGGATGGCCAGCATAGATATCAGGCAAGTAACTTGAATAGTTTGTTCTAGCCGGATTTGGACTTGATGCGCCCATCCCGCTAATTGGACTCATTGTTCCTGTTGTATTAACGGGGGTAAAATATTTACGCCATGACATGTTTAATTTTCCTTAGTACTTTATTTATATTGCGATTGCGGTGTTGTAAAAGACTTTGATTTTTAAATTGATGTCAGTTAAGCAAATAAATCGCCGCTTAGTTTTTTAGTAGCGGCAACTGTTTGTCTTGTATAATCTGCTGTATCTCTTATGTGTTTTACTACATCTTGTGTTTTTATATTTAATATTCGCATTTCGTGTGCTATCTGAACTAACACAGCCGTGGAATTAACCGGTTCACTGTTATTTTCTTTTGTTGTCGGTCCTGGCAAGCCAAGTGCGGCACGAGCCTTGGCCTGTTCATTCATTGGTGGTAAATTAAATGTTTGAAGCTTTGGTGAAAAATTGTCATACTGGTTAACACCGCTGGCTTTTACTTTTATTTTACTTAAACTTTCGGTCATTTGATCTATATTATTAACTTTTAGATTCAACATGTTAGAAAGATTTTGATTAAGCAGTTGCATTCCTTGCCCCGATGCCAATAACCCCGGGCCTAGTTTGGCAAGTTTTTCAAGTTTTTCTAACGGACCTTCTGCCCCCATTAATTTTCCAAATTTTTCTCCTAGGCCGCTTAGTATACCGCTGATGCCACCACCGGATAAACTGGACATACTAGAAGCTAAACCTTTTATTGAAGAAGATAAACCGTCTATTTTACCTGAGTCAATAGTTTTTGTTATATTTGTCAAGTCAGCTGTTAATTGACCTAGGCCGCCGCTGGCCTTATATAAAGCTGTACTAACTGTTAGCGGCACCATTGCGAGACCTAATGCACCTATTGCCGGAGCCATTAAAAATAATTTACTAACAGGAGTATTATCCCATAGTGCTTTTAATCCTTCACCTAAACTTGTTAAACTATCTACTGTATTGTTGGGTAGTGCTTTCATAGCAAGACCCACTGCCGCAATTCCTGCGCCAGCCAATACCAAGGCACCTCCGCCTAACACGATTGCCGGTGATAATACACCAAGGCCGGCTGCTTCAAGTCCTAATACACCTATACCAACTGCTCCTTTGGCTATGGTTTCCCAATCGAGTTCTTGAAACTGTTGAAATCCTTTACCGGCTAATATTAAAGCACCGCCTAATAATCCAACAGCTACTGATCCTATTATCATAGGGCCAGCTGAAGACGACAACAACCTTGCTACTCCTGCTAATAAGGTAATACCAACTACGCCTTTTCCAAAACCTTCCCATTCAACATCAGCAAATGCTTTAAAGCCTTTAGCGGCAACGAGCACAGTTCCCCCTAGCATTGCTAAAGTAACTGCACCTAACATTGCTTTAGGGTCTCCTAATTTTTTTAATCCTTCTGCTAATCCGCCCAATACTTTACTGACTCCGCCTCCGGCACTGTTTGCAACATTTCCAGCAGTTCCTGCGGCTTTATTTGCTAGTCCTCCGGCAACGTTGCTTCCACCGCCAAACACAGATTTAATTCCGCGCCCAGCGGTTTTGGCTGTTTCTATTACATTTATTGTGGTTTGAATTGCTTTATACGCAACTAATAGACCTACTAGCGAAAGTAATACTTTGCTATGTTCAGTCATGAATAATGTTACTTTGTTAACAATACCAGAAAGTTTTTCAAACACTGGTAACAATTTGGCTAGCAGTTCTTGCTGGAGTTTCTGAAGTGCTAGTTGAGCTTGAACTGCGTCAGCGGCTTGACTCTTGTCTCTTTCTTTTTGTTCTACAGCAGTTTCTTTAAATGCTTTACCTAAGTCGTTGCCTTTTGTATTTAGCGTATTACTAAATCCTATAAGACCGTTAAAGGTATCGGCCATTTTGCCATTACCCATAATAAGTGCATCGGCAGTTTCGCCCGTTTGTTTACTAAATTGCTGACTTGCTTCTCCTGCTTTTATAAAATGCTTTTCAACATCCTCCATTTCTGTGCCGCGAGCCATTGCAGTTTTAGTCATTGCATTAAATTCATTAGCAACTTGTGGAGCAATTCCTTGAAGTTGTCTAGCGGCTTCTGTCATGGGTGGCAAATTCAAAGCTGTGCTCATCACAAGATCAGTAGCTCCTTTAATCCCTGATGCGGCGGCTGCATCGTACGCGGCTTGAAGTTTAGCTCGTTCTTCATCTTTCAACGTGGCCATCTTTCGCTGGAAGGCCGCATTTGCCGCGGCTTTTTTTTGCTCTTCTTCCATTTTTTTAGTACTAACACCGGTAAATTGAGTTAATTTATCTAATTCTGTATAATAAGCCCCCATAGCTTGAGTTATGGCTTCTGTATTTTCCATTTCTTTTTTATTTCTACCACCGGTTTGATTAATATAATTAACTAACTTTTGATTAACTTCCTCAGTGGTCAAACCCAGGTTCAACAAATGCTCGCCCACTGGACTATTAATTAATGTATTACTCAATTTAACAAACGATTTAGCACCTTCACCTGCTGTACTTCCCATTTTTGCAAAAGCTTCTCCGTTCTCTGATATCAGTTTTGTAAATTGACCTAATGTTAAAAAAGAATCCGATGCGGCTTTACGCATGTCTGTTAGGCTTCCGCCAAACCCAACTCCTGACTGAGTCATTGTTTGATAACTTTTTAAATAATCTTGTTGGATTCCGGCTAAAGCACCTGCACCTTTTAATAGTACTCCCAGTGCCCCAGGAATCGTTGCTCCCAATTGATTAAATGCCGAACTTACGTTCCCGGATCCGTCGGTGAGTGTTTTTACAAGCGGGGAATATTTTTTAAATTGCTCTTCTAATGCCAGTAACGGAATACTAACAGTTCCGTATAGTTGCCCTAATTTATAAAGAGCAGTTGAATTGTCTTCTAATTCGTCATTTACTTTTTTAATTGTATCCGGATCAAGCCCGGCATTTTTTGCTAACTTATCAATAGCGGCAGCGGCTTCTTTACTTGATCCTTTAATACCAGCCAGTATTAATTTTAACGTCGCTTCGGTAGCGGCATTATTAAGTTCTACATGATCATTACCAATCGTTCCGGTTACTTCGGGCATTATTT